TGAGCGAACTTATCTGGATCTGCAGCAGAAATAACTTTCGCATAGACTTTCAAGTTAGAGCTTGGTGGTCTGTATGCTGTTATTAGAGCAACAACGTCTTCAGCATCCTGACCCTCTGCAAGAACAGCATTTTTAGAGATGTATCTCGAGACTTTAGGATTTACTGTATTACTTGTTTCGTTGAAAGAACCAACAGAGATAACGTTAGCTACTATCCCAGAAGTTACACCAGTTAGAGTGCTAGTTCCGTTCGCATTCATGATCCCAAACTGAGTAGAAACATTAGATTGAACATTTGAAACTTGCAAGTAGCTAGTATTGCAGTACAATATTGTTGCCGAAGTGTTCACGGTTGCGTTTGACTGCCAAACAGTTTCACCAATCGTAAACAGACCTGTCGAGTTAGCAACTTGAATGTTATACCCTTGCAATTCTGACTCGGCTGTCAATAAATTCACTGTATAAGCGGCATCAATTTTAATTCTATCAATGTAAGGCGATATTTTATTGTTTGATGTTGCCAAAGAGATATTGAACGTAGAAGATTTTGTTCCTGCTCCAGAACCACCAGAGATTGGGAAAGCTAACTCATTACTTCTGGACATAATGATTCTTTGATTATCGTTGAACTCAAGAGGAACATAGTTTACAAGGTTCAAGTAGTTCGTTTCTAGAACTCTTGTATTAGAAGTTCCAGAAAAAGTAAATGCCGATGCTGTTAGATTTGGTTCGATGATACCAACCTGAGGTGTAACGCTCTCATACGAAAGATCAAAAATTGCTTCTATATTAGCAGTTGCTCCTGAATCTTTACCAATCAAAAGCTTGTTTTGACTGTTTGCAAAATTTTCAGTTGTATTAGAAGTAACGTTTCTTACTGTAATAGTTTTGTAGTTTCTCGTTCTGGTTACAGAGGAAACATAACCCAGAAGATCTGCATCCGCCTTTACTCTACCGATAACCGCATTAGTATCACTGAAGTTTACATTCGAATCTACAGTAATCGTGTTGTTTGACCCGTTCACTGCAGAGATTTTTAAAACCTGAACACCAGCTCTTGTATTAGCGCCGATGTATATCATGTTATTAACAGCGAAGTCAGTTGTGTATGTCGTATTAGCATTCGGAACAGAGATTACATTACAAGCCGAAACAGTCGTAACTTTCTGAGATACATTGTTTGGTGTAACAAGATAACCAGTTGTAGAGCCCTTTAGAGTCGTTGTATTGCTGAACGAACCAACTACATTTTTAAGTAAAATCTTGGTCGTGTTAGCGAAATACACAGTTCCATAAGCATTGGCGGTTAGATAATTGGTCGCTGTGTTTGGTTGAAAAACAATTTCGGCGTTAGAAAACGTGTTTGCTCCGTTGACTGAAAAAGAAGCTATTTCTAAACCGTTGTTAGCAACAACAACTCTTTCGTTAGCGGAAAAATTCCCTACAATGTCTTTGACTCTTATAAAATCAGTGTCGGTATTATTGAATACAGCAATCGCACCAGAGGCTGTGAACTGTGCTATATGAAGATTATACTTCATGCTTTCATTTTGAATCGGCGTGAAGTTTAAATCATTAGATGAAACAAAAAGATTTCCGGTTTCATTACCTTTGATGATCGGCGCACCACTCGCGACATCGTTTCCGCCAAGCTGACCAATCCAGAGATTATAATCTGGATTACCACCGACAGGCGCGACAACAATAGCGTATTGAACGTTTGTCTTGATCAAAACTGGAGTATTGAAATAAAATGCAGTTTCAGCAGATGCGTCATCACTTACTGAAATGTAAGAAGGAGTCAGATATGTCTTACCATAAGGAACCATGGTTTGTGTTGGGAATCCGTTCTGAGTTTCTCTTATCTGAACTTCGACCCCGAACACTCCACTTCTACTCTGGAAATACAGATCAAGTCTTTTTATAAAAACTGCTTCTACGCCGCCATCTGGCTCGTTAATAATAAAAGTCTGAGCAATAGGTTTCATCTAAATTCTATACCTCTATCGTTATTTTGTGCATCATATTACGCTGATAATTTATCAGCCGTCACCGCCACCGCCACCGCCATCTCCGCCGCCACCGCCACCGTCTCCACCGCCACCGTCTCCACCGCCATCGCCAGCTCCATCTCCACCACCGTCACCGTCAGCCCCATCTGCGCCAGCATCACCGCAATCATTGGAAGAAGAAGAACAAGCATCGGAAGAACTGGTCCCGCCATCTGCACTTGAACCGCCATCACCACCATCACCATAACTTGGCCAGACTGGTTCTGGTGCTGGATCAGGCGGATAAATTGGTGGTAGCTGTTGTTGTGGAGGCTCGTACGTTGGAGGAGTCCAGCCCGAATCACTTACTGCTACTGGCCAAACATAAACTGGTTCTGGAGTTACTACAACTGGCCAAGAAACTTCCACTGGAGGATCGATTACTGGTACTGGAAAAATACAAACCACTGGACCTGGGTCTGGTATGACTGTTGGTGTAACTGGTGGCTGTGGTGTTGGATTTATTAGCGGTGATGGTGGATCTACTGGTTGTGGTTGTGGAGTTGTTTGAATGTTGTATACTATATTCTGTTGAACAATATTTTGTATAATAGGCTGAGGCATTCTAACGTTAATTAGCGCATTAGCTTTCTGAACAGATAGCTGTGTGCCGTAGAATAAAACAGAAGCCTGAGTTGATACTGCCGACTCTCCGATTTCCAGGTTATAAATGTCAGTTAGTTTGAACTCTAAATCGCCGCTTCTAAAAGCTCCTTTAGGAATGGAGAAAATGCCGTAAACGTTACCGTTAGAGTCTGAAACAATGTCAGAACCCCAGGCATCAACTCCATCGTATTCATAATAAAAACCAGCAGAACTTATATAGACTTTTTTGCCATTTGTTGAGTAGTAAATTCCGTTCTCGCGAGTAATCGTGCCACCATATGGAGTCAAAGGCATACATACATTTGATACGGAAGTACGATCAAAATAAGGGTAAAGTGTAGTATTGGGTTTCATACCCTTCGCCGAGAAGAACACGGTTATAGGGCTGATGTACGGTAACAGCGAAACGTCTGATACGAAACTTCCAACATCAACTTCAGATGAAGAAACTGTTGACTGAATATTGACAGTTTGAGATTTATTTGTCGTTTGCGATAAGAAATCGCTAGAGTTTTGCGAAACGTCTTTGTATGTATTGTACTCTTTATTTGAATAGAAACTCTGAGTTTTATTAGTCCAAGCGCCCCACTGAGAACCCCATGCTGTAGCACGGTTTCTCTTCATGTTAATCCAGTTCGGAGACTGATCAAGATTCGAGATAACGTCAGGGTTTTTATTGATATCTGCAGTCACCGAACCCGGAGGATTCAGAGTTATGGTTCCGCGATAGTTGTATACGTTACCTTCGATGCAGTTTCTGTATTTTGAAGCATTTGACTGACTTTGATAAACAACCGTATCATGCTCGATCATTATAAGATCGCCGTAAACTTTAGCGGTCGAGTTTCTGTCTAGTTTGAATCCTAGAGTGCTGAGCTCAAATAAAGGTCTAGCCTCGCTCTTGGCGCTATCAATCGCGATTGTATAGTTAGCGTCTCTAGTATTACCGATTGTGTGGTCGTTGAATGGGTCAACCAAGAAACCGTTCTTGAATCTGTTCTGACCAGTATTATCGCTTCTCACAAGCAGAGAAGAAGTCGACTGTTCAAGAAGGCTCAGCGATGTGTAGTATTCAAGTCTGTCAATTCTTTGAGAAAGCTTACCGATGTCAGCCATCGTATAACGTCTGGTCTGCTGCAGCGTAAGCTGAACAGCATAATCAAATCGGTTATAAGAAGAAGCAACAGTTGTCGGCAGAGAAGGATACGGTGGTACGTATGCTGTTCCGATAGTCATAGAAGAAGGAATTTCTGTCGGAGTGACAGGATTATCGCCCGAGATACCTTCAACACCTACAAGCTGTCCGCCTGTTGTGATTACAATTCTGTCTTTTCTTGGCAGATAATATTTCAGATTAGTTTTGAAATTCGTATCCGGAGAAGGTACATACGAACCGTTCGCTGAATAAGAGTAGAGAGTAAGAGTATTAGCTGGGTTGATAGTCGCTCCGGCAATACTAGCATTAGCAACAGCATTGTTTACGGCATATGGTCTGAAATCAACAACATCACGAAGATCATATACATCACCGAAAGATGAAGTATATCTAGAAATATTGTAGGTTTGAATTGCTGTTGCGTTCGCTGTGTTCGCGTCATCAACAGGATAAGAATTGGCAGTGAAGAAACCAACACCCTGTGAAATGTCATAAGTGAAGTTATCAACAGAAACTAACAGAGTAGCATCTTTGGCTAGTGGCTGTTTCGATGATATGAAAGCCAATCCATAATAAGAATCGCGCTGACCTGTATCTAAACGGAAACGCGATGTGTTATTTGGATTGGAATTCGAATAAGTTCCACCTGTAGAATCTACGTATACAGCATTCAATTTCCAAACATCTGGTATACCAAGGCACCATGGTCCAGTTGTGCCTCCTGGGTTTGTATTAGCCTGGATTTTGATATAAGTGCCTTTGTTGATACTTTTCTTGATCGGAACAGTTCCGCTACGAAGAATATCGAAATAGAACGAGCTCTGAAAAGAAGAGTTGACGGTTTCACCAAGACTTATTCTAGCTACTGTGGAAGTTGCTGAGATTGTTCGCAAAGGAGATGTAAAACTGATAGGAGCTCCCGCAGGGAATGCCTTTTGGTGAGCAAGACCAGAAGAAGTAAATCCGTATACAGAATCAACAGTAATGAGACTGCTATTAGTGATTGACGTAATTCTTTTTGTAATTGTGTTCGCGTAGAAATAATCACCAACCTGATATTCAGAAGCAAACGCTGTTCCTGATCCTACTACGTTAGAAGAAGTTGTGCTTACTGACACGGTTCCTGTTTTCGAACTACTGTATCCAGCAGTGATGGGAATCATTATGAAGCTTTCTTCTAAATTCGTAGAATACGAACCAGAATATAGGAAAGATTCAGAACCGGTTCCGGCAGCAGAGCCAAGGGTAATTGTAGCCGTACCATTCGCCTGGAAATAAGCATTAGCTCTGTTTCTATAAACGTATTCGGCAGAACTGAAACCATTGCTCATCAGCGCTTTCTGACCGAAAGGATAGATCATAATCTCTTGTTTGGCATCTTGAATTCTGGCTGTGTTCGCAGCTAGAGTTGCGTCATATGTAAGAACAATATCAGCAACAGCTTTTACGCCAGAAGAGTAGTATATTACACTCTTTGCGTCAGATGTTTTGAAACCTGGAGACATTGTAATATTGAACAGGTACAGATTGTAAACAGCATCAACACCAGGCGTTCCTGTATTGTAAGAAACACCACGAACATATGCAGTACCAATCTTGGTCGATGTCGAATAAGACACGCCAAGGAAATCTTTATTTGTGATTGCGGTCTTAGCAACGTTATGAAGCTCTACCTGAACCAGCTGTTCGTTGTTGAAGTCGCCACAAAATTCGTTGACTTCGAAATAGTAACCGAAGTTCGTAGAGACGATCTGATTGTCTACTGATACGAAATCAAGACCTTTTCTTACCGGTATTGTATTGTTGTTGATAAACTCGGCGCGATAACCTTGAACATAACCGATGCCCGGAGAAGAAACAATGTTGAAGTGAGTTGTGTTCGATGCATTATTGCTTGTTCTCAGAACTTCTGTACTGAGCAAGAAAGGATTTACGACATAGCTACCATTAGTTTCATACGTTCTTCTAGCCATCTCTTTACCGATAGCAGCATACTGTGCATCGTTTTTGATTGAAATGGGAAGACCATTCTTGAAATCGCAGAGAGAGAAAAACGTAGTCGTATTAGCAATATCAGCAGATTCTCTAGTGACAAGAGTTGGCACTAGTTTCAGACGGTGCGCGCCAGGAGCATCGTAGTTCGGAGAACCAGCTGCATTGTCTAGTAGAGAAATATCGATCTCAGGTGTGACAATTTCTTCAACAGCATCAAAACCGACCGACAATCCATCAGGCTGATTATTGTATTTGGAAACGATCAGAGTCTGTGGTTGCACTCTGATAAAGAAACCTTTCTTGAAGATCACGCCTTCTGTAGTAGTGAATGCGTAACCTTTGCCTGAAGAATCAGAAGCTGTCGCAACTACAACATTGCCAATGCCTACACCGGTATCAGTTAAGATCTGAACAGTTTCGGCATTAGCAAATGCAAACTGCTGATCGCCATTTGCGTAGTTAGCAGAGTTTAGGTATTTGACGTAAAGAGTATTCAGATTTATATTATTTGATTCATACCCACTAACTGAATTGACAACGCGAGCCTGCAGGTTCGCTGAGTTAACTGCAATTTTACCAACCAAATCGTTGATGTTTGAGATAGCCGAGTTGTTGGCGTAGTTGTCTTTGATCTTTACGTAGTTGTAAGAATTGTCGAATGTAAATGCACAGCCTTCAACAACAGAACCTTCTTTGAAGATATGACGACCAAACTTGTCAATCTGATCCTGTAGAATAGTCTGCATCTGATTGAGCTCGCGCGCCTGGACAGCAGCTGCTGGACGATAAAGTACGCGATAGAAATTCTTCGTTACATCGTAGTCATCGAAGTAAGGCTTTTTGGAAAGGTTTGTATCTAGTGCCATTATGTCCTCTTAGAACTTTATTACCAGCTTGACTTCTTCTACAGAAGCTGCTGAACGAGTAACTGGTGTGAAACTTTCTGTGTAAATCATTTTTCCCGAATCTCTAACTAAATCTGGGTTTGTAATCAGTAAGTAGTTATTGCAAGTACCCGAAGCGCCTGATGTCTGACCAATGATGGCATTCGAACCAGCCTGAAAGTTATTTACATCCGAAACATCGCTCAATACCAGAACCGGATAAACTCCAGCAACAGTCGCCGTGGATCCCAATCCATTATTTATAGTGTAAGTCAAACCAAAAGATAAAGTCTTACTTGCTGATGTAAGTTTTATGTAAGTCGTGTTTGCAAAAGTACAAATACCATTGGCGTTGGTTGTCGTATCAGTTACAGTTTGACCAGGAGAAAATGTTCCGCTCATCGATGAAACTTTCAAATCTATTTCGTCGTTCATCGAAACAATTCTACCACGCGCCAACGATACATCTTGTTGAACGTATTCGTTATTAGCAAACGCTCCGGTGTTAGCAGTCAGAGTAATTCTTGCAGTCTGGTTGAAACGATCACCGAAACTTGAAGAAGATTCGACGGTGCCATTTGAAGTGTAAATGCTAGTAACAGTGGCATAAGCATTCACAACGCTATCATACATCACGTCGCCTGTAGCAAACTGACCGACTACATTGCTCAGTAGCACTTCGGTGTTTGAATACAGATACGTAACTTCACCAACAGCACCAGATGTAGTTTCTGAAATGATTTCTGTTTTACTATCAGAGGTGACTTCGAAACGTATGGTGTTCGCGCTTGTTACAAAAGCTGATGTGTTTGAGTATATGCCAACGATTGAATTGAATGCAGAGTTTTCTGTAAACGAACCCTTTACGCTTTTCAGCTGTAGGAAAGATGAGTTACCATATACAACCACACCTGTAGCCGAAACATTTGTCAGTGGTACGATAGGATAAGCAGCATCAATATTAGCATTCGCTGTACTAGAAATCAATCGAGTACCAATCAAATAACCTGCCGTAAAGATATGACCTGTTTCTGATGTGGCACTCGGAACTAGAGTAATTCTTGTATTGCTTGCAACCGAAGCCTTAAGAGCTATATGCGTCGCGTTGGCGAATTGAACGTAGTATTGCCCATTGTTAGAAAGACCACCTGTCACAGTATTACCTGTCGAGACCTTATAAGTTACAAGATTATTCGCGATTAGAAGTGCCGCGTTTGATCCTATCGAAATTGTATTGTTTGATGTGTTTGAAACTGCTCCAATAACATTAGTATTCGGATTGAATACAGCCGTAACAGAAGCTGGTAATGTATTTGAAAGCGTTAGAACAACAGTTGTGCTGTTTGCGAATGTAACTGTTCCATTTACAGAAGGAGCCACATTATCATAAACCGAATCCCCTACATTGAATGTTCCGTTAGAAGAACTGTAGTTGATTGCAAGAGTTGTATTCGAAGTGGTCTGGTATACAGTTTCGTCAGCAATCCAGTTGGTAATACTGGTGTTTGAATTAGTAGTGGTTTTATTCGTTAGGCTGAGATTTACTCTATCGAAATCGGTAAGAGTTACTTTGATGTCTTTGAACTGTGGATTTTGGAGGATACCTACTTTTCTATAGGTGCCATAGCCAAGGATTTTATAGCTCTCATTTGTAATTGAATCAAACTTAGCATCAATCCCTACGTATCTTCCACCAAGCTCGCTTACGGCATCATACCCATGCCCGTATACGGGAGAGATGATTGCTCTGGCTGTAGCGCCACTACCGTAGTTTGTATTAGCGTA